CTATATTGAGTTTTTCTTTAATTTTATATTCTCGGCGTGTAGTTCATCTACCTTCTTTTCTAAATCCTGAATCTTGATGTTTAATTGGTGTATCTCCTGTTTTAAGTCCTCAATCAAGTTTTTATAAATCCCCATAGCAAGTTCAAGGTTGCGAAGGACTTGGTTGTCCGTATCGGCCTGTTGTCTTCTACGACCCACAAAAAATGAAGCAGTAGCAGTTATAGCATTAGATAAAAAAAGTAGTATAGTTTCGTTCATAAATTATGTTTTACCAATCACCACAACAATCGTATTCGTGTCCCCAATAAGCAGGGATATTACCATTTAATGCACCTGGCATCTTTCTCAAACCTGGTGTAAAGAATATTCCACCAAAATAGTTTTGTTTTGAGTTTGGCATACCGTCCTGTGAAGAAAAACTGAAATACCAGGGGTAATCATTAGGAAACGCCTGTATTCTATCCATCATTCTTTGGGCATAGAAATTATATCTCCCCAACTCAATATCTCTTAAATAAGACATACCTTTAATGTCTATAGCGTTGGATTGCTCACTTGAACCCACTTGAATACCCTTATTAGATTTTCTAGCCCATATTTCAGGCATCGCTTCAAAATATGCTCTGTGTTGTAAATAAGGTGAAATATATTCATCAAGCATTATTTTATCTGCTTGAGACATCGTAGCTCCTGATAGTTGAACCGACTTTACCAAGTTGGTATAATAGTCATAGCCTTTTGTTCCTAATAGAGTTTGCAAACCTAATTCTTGGGCAATAAAAACGCAGCTAGTCAATAAAGCTTCGTCCGTGTTTTGATTTATTGTCGTGAATGCTTTGAGCTTTGTTTGACTTATAAGTAATACTGTAGCCATCGTTATATTCCTTGTGTTTTATCAACTATTGCTTGTTCTTGTGTCGGCAATATTTGGTTTTGTTCTATCGCTAAATTGATAGGTTGTTTATCTCTTATAAATAGGATTTTTTCAAATGTCTTTAACATAGATTCTTGGGTTGGAATTATCACAGTTTGTAAGAATAAATCATAAGCATCAAGCATCTCTGCTCTGCCCCCAAGTTGTCCGCTAGTGCGAATGCCCAAAATCATAGGTGAGGTTATACGATGGGCGGTGAGGATAGTTTGTTCTATTTGAGGAGCCATATTAGCATACCAAGCATCACTAGCATTATTTGGTATAGGGGTAATGTCAGGTGCGGTCTCTGCGTTTTCACTAAAGAAAAGGAAGAACTTTCCAGCGTTATTAGTGCTAGTATATTTAGCTTCAAGTTGTCTTTGTATCATCGTCATCTCGTCCTCATTTGGTGTTCCGTTCTTAAATGAAACAGCCATAGAAGGCATCATACTATTTTGAGTATTACAGAGATGAAAGTTTTTTATCTCTATGTCAAGTTGGATACTTGTAATCCCCGCAACCCAGTCAGGAGCTGTATAGTAGTCCATACCTGGAATGTAATTTTTTACATAGTAGATTTGAGAAGCACCATCTTCATTATTTGTCATATTGAAGGCAGGTATTTCTATTGGCTTAAACTTTTGTGGATTTATTTGTGTTCCTTTCCAATCAACAGAATACCAATATGTTCCTGTATTACCGAAGACATCTTGCTTACCTGCTCTAATTCTTGAAAAGTCGGTATGGTAAAACTCTGCAATTCCACCATCGTTAGATTTCACAACATTTAAACAATAACCGCCGAAAAGCGCTTTATCCATAACGCATTTCTCGAACACCTCATATACAGTTTCAGTTCTATTAGCCATCGCAATTGCGTTAGGGTCTCCTTCTTTAACAATAAGATTCTTACCTTTAACACCATACATAATTGCGTTTAAACACGCTCTATTGATTGATGAATATTGGTAAAGAGCCAATAGATGATTTGGAAATAAGTTGTCCTCACCATAAAAAATGTAAGGTTTGTTGCGGACTACCTCTTGATATTGTGGAACTGCCGCTGGCATACCGAAGTCTTGAATGTGAATGCTATTTTTTAATTTTGTATCGCTCATTACTAATAAATATCAGTTTTTTTCATTTTATCCATATCTAACAACTCATAAATCCTGCTCCTTGTGGAAATCCTCCAACAATATACCAAGTTGAAGCTGGAGATGGTAATGATTGCCACTGATTTTTATAGTATCCATCACCGACTGGTATTGTTAAAGCAGGGTCTGTAAATACTTGTTGTGATGTTGTTATACAAGGCCAACAATTAAAACATCCAGCACAATTTCCTAAATCCGCAGCATATACATAAAATGATGGTGTTAAAGCACAAGCTCCAGGTTGAGTAGAACCTGATGCCACCAAGAATTGTAATACACCAGGAGGTAATGATGGTGTGGAACTCGGTGTTGGTGTGAATGTTGGAGTGTTAGTAGGAGTTTTTGTCTGTGTTGGTGTGTTCGTAGGTGTGATTGTTGGTGTGGCTGTATTACTTGGGGTTGGACTAGGTGTCGGTGGTATAACTTGAATATCAAATGTATAACAAGAAGCGGGTTGTGCTATACTAGCGATATAACCAAAACCATCATCAAACTTGACATAGTAAATTGGAATACCGCTTGAGTTTTCTAATAAACTCATAGTTCCCGCACTAAAGTTTAGTGGAAACTGAAGACCCGCAACATTTACAGCGACAGGTTGAGTTCCACCACTAAAATACATAGTTGAACCACCTATACCAATAGTAATAGGGATTTGTGCTAATAATTGTGGGTTGGTTGAACCAGAATATAATTGATAGTATCCTGTTCCACCTGAAGCACTACCATAAGTAAGAACTGTTTGTGTATTACCTGTGTTATAATAAACATTATAAACTTGAGCACTATTACCTATTTCTAACCACTTGGTTAAACCTGATGTAGTTAAATTATAAAGATATAAAGTTGAACCTGTTTGTCCCACATAAGAAGCACTCTCTCCAACTATTAAATTATCTTGGTCGTAAATAGCCATAGATTGAGAAGCGTTTGGTGTAGCTCCACTTGAAGCCCATAATTCCCATTTATCAACAACTGTTAGATTGAAACAACCACCAGATGTGATTGTATAATCATATTGATAATAGTTAGAACAACCATCAACCATAAACATTCTTGAATCATCAAAGGCAACTTGAGATGGGGCACAACTATCTAAACTTGTAAGGAATGACGCTGTTGTTCCTGTATTCTTGTAGTAGATACTATTGGTAGGAGAATACCTTGTAATGTATGTAGGACATGCACCAGTCAATCCTGGAGGACATACAGGTTGTGTGTCTCCTGATATACAAAACTCTTCTTCATCACTAACATAAATAACATTTGAGAACTCCTCATCATTAGAAATATAAGGCTCAAAGAAACATTCATTAGTATCATTTTCAACCATTAGAATAGCTCTACCACTTTCTAATTTATTATAGGCTAAAGCGATGTCCGTATTTGTTGAACTAATCTGTTCGTAAATTGAATAATACCACTGGCCTAAATCATTACCAAACCATATTTCAGGAGGTGAAGACGCCAAATTGACATTACCACCTTCAATAAATCTAAACTTGTCGTATCTTACATTTGATGTAATAACTTCAGGAATAAATGATATTCTTTCTTTACTGGCTATGTTTTGGAATGAGAATAGATAATAAGGATTAGATAGTGTCTTATTCATAGACACAGTCGCAATTAAATTATTTACCTCGTTTTTTCTAATGATTAGCATTCTCGCTGATTATGTAATGGGCATCAAGTTTATCGTCTATTAAAAGAAATAGTATATTCATATTAGTTTATTGTTGAACCAGATGGGACTGGCGTTGGTTGAGGTGGGACATAAGGACCAGCATATACCGATAAAGTTAAATCTTTAATCCAATCGTGTTCTGGATATATTGAAGTATTTACCTCTTGTTGTGATATAAACCAAGCCTGATTTACATCTAGTGTTGGATTGAAATAAACATCAGGACAAACTAATTGTCCGTCCAAACTATCCTTTTGATTGATTGTTAAAATCGCTACTAAATCTGCCATACTAATATGTGTTTCTTGTTAAACTTGTTTGGAATGTGTTTATGATTGTTGATAA